GTAGACCACATGTAGTATTGGTAGGACACTGCGCCCTTGTTAATGGGAGTAAAATACTTAAAATTAATACTGATGGTCCACATAATAATGACAAGCGTTAATAACATGGTCCACGGCAATTTTTTCATGTCGTTCCATGTATCTGCACCCAAATCCATATTTAAAAAGATGATTCCAATCAATGAAAACAACACGATACTGTAGCCCCAGATTAAGGAGTTTGCGGGTCCCATAGAGCCGTCCTCTGTCGTACCTATTGACAAAGTAACCTTTATAAATAATCCCACGGCGATTAAGGCCATAAAAACGGGATTTGCTATGCTTGCATCACCTTTTTGTAATATTTGAAGGATTTCATTCATTTATTATATGGTTTTATATTTATTTCGTATATGTTGCTCCATTTCATCGCGACTTAATCCTTCTGGACAATGATAAAATTTGGGTTGTTTCATATTTTTTGCTTTAAAATATAAATAATTTCCGCGCGGACCCACACGTACAGACCAGCTGTCTGTAATATGCATAATCACTTTATCTTTCAAAATAAAGTCGACCAACGTCTGCAAGGATTCTTTGGGCATCGACTGGTCTATAATCCATGAATAGACTTTATCCTTTTCACAGTATTGTGTAAGCGAGACACTTTTGTCTCCGTACTCGGCGTAAAACCCGTGAACTCCGTCTTTAATAATCACGGGCAAGTCCTTGTAATAACCGGCATGCAAACTTGTATATACCTTTTTCACAGAGCTCAAATCCAAATCAACCTCTAATAAAGAATTAACATGGTCAATATACTCACGAAGTACCTTTTTCCATTCTTTTGAACCATCTTCAATGTGGTCTAAAGATAATTCCATTTGGTTTGTATAATCATAATTAAAGATGGGTTCAAAATGTTTATAACAAAACGTGTCCACTTCTTTTCCTGTCTCGGTAATCATCAACTTATTTGGCTCCTCTATTTTCTTATGGATAATAGAGGTCTCAATGATATGTCTTTGTAATTTGTATTGTTTTAAAGCATATTCTTTTCCTGTAATCTTTCCATGAACGACATAGTTCTTTTCAATTGAATCAAGGATGTTGGTATAGGTAGAGGGACGACCAATGTTTCTTTTTTCCAATTGATTTATTAACTGCGTAGTCGAGAGATGATATTGTTGGTTTTTAAATACTTCACACGCATTCACAGAAGTATAGTTCAATAAAATTAAACAATCTAGATAAGAAGACCAATCTGTACGTTTGGTATCCTCTTTCCAGCCATGAAACAAGGTTGAAATAGATGTATAGCTGAACTTTAAACCATTGGGACATTCGGTGGTATAGATTTTATGCAATAGAACGGCGGGTTTCATACAGGTCTGTAGAGTATATTTGTGTAAGTAAGAATAGAGTTTATTACTATCCGTGTCGAGACAAATGATATCAATGTTTAATTGAGTGACGCGAATACCTTCATGCGCATGACCTTTTAAAGTGTCCATCTTCGGGGTAAAATAATTATCACCTAAATACTTTGAAACATCCTTTAAAAAATCCTCACTATAAGTACAACAATCCGTTCTTAGATAGGTAATCAACCCATTTTCATAAAGGGTCTGCGCAGCCTTCATGATTCTTTGCGGAGACATAGAGACGGGCAATTGCTGCAGCATACTGGTGTTCAAAATCGGCGGCGGCTGCTCGGTCACCTCTTTGGAATGCCGAGACAAATCAAAGGTATGTTTGGACAAAGATTCTAAAAAGGGCGTCACTTCCTCTTCTTCAAGATGTCGTTCTAAATGAAATTCTATATCTTTATTCGTAAAAAAAGCAGTAACCTTATAATTTGTCTCGTACCCTTGTGCCTCAATCTCTTTCTCTCGTTCCGCAATAAGATGTAAAGCAGGAGTTTGACATCTTCCAGCGCTCAAAGTATGTTTTACATATTTCCATAAGAGAGGTGATATTTTAAACCCTATATAGATATCAAGAATTTGTCTCGTCGTTTGACTGTAGACACGGTTCATGTTAATCGTACCTGGCTGACCGATGGCTTTTAAAATTTCGGTCTTTGTAATTTCGCGAAAGACAATACGTTTTGTCGTCAAAGGCAACTTACATATCTGACAAATATGCCAGGCAATTATCTCGCCTTCGCGGTCGTCGTCTGTTGCTAAAATAATTTCATTAGTCGAGACAACGATATCCTTTAAACGTTTTATGACCTTTTTATTCGTATTTTCATATTTAATTTTAAAGGTAGAAAAATCTATTTGTTCAAGCTTATTTATGGTTCGAAAGTGACCGCAGGTCGCAATGACTTTATAATCTTCTCCTAAATAGGATTCAATGCGTTTACACTTTGAAGGAGATTCTACAATCACTATCTTCATTTATTTATGGTTGTTGATATTTTTTTATACTCTTGCCAGCTAATATTATTTGACGTGATGTACTGAGGCTTTGAGTCATCGATACGAGGGTCAATATACATTTTCTTTAGAAGCGTTCCAATTTCAAAAGAGGCTTCGTGTTGGTCTAATTTTCCGTCTTCAATCATTTGAAGAGTATCTAAAAAAGTATGTAGTATATCAATGTCCACGCGATTCTTTATTAGTCGCATAAAGATATGCGTGTAGCTTTCATACAAAAAATAACAATTGTTGATACATTCTTTTTCAAGTATTTCATAATTACTATGCAACGCTTTAAGAGCCTCCATCTTTTGAACATCCTTTCGAATTTTATGACTGTGTTTTAATTCCCTTATCAGTTCAGTATTGTTTACTGAATTATTTTGTTTGATAAGCTCATGTAGTTTTAATCTTTGTTGAGAATCCATTATAAATAATATAGATTAGATTTTATATTATTTATATATGTGTTATTCAAAAGGTTATAAATATAGTGACGGTGATGTAAAAATGTTCAGTACGGGGCTATCCATGCAATTAGCCGCATGTGATACAAGCAGTGCCATGAAAGGCGGTAAAAGAATTCGTAAAAGCAAAAGAAAATTTAAAAGTCTCCGTAAAAGAAAAGTTATCCGTAAAAGCTTTCGCAAAAGAAAAATATAACTTTATATTAATGTTTAAGTATAGAGTCACGTGTTCTTCAGGTTGTTTAAAAGATGTAAAATATAGTGATTCGTCGTCTCGAATTCAATTCCTTAAAGCAAATGCTTTGAAGAATGATAAAAAGAATGATGAATTAACTGTCTTAAAAAAACAAGGAGATTATCTCCCTGACAAAAATGCAACTTATCATACGCTGGGTCGCGTAAGAAGGTCAGGCGCATCTGCGCCTAAAAAGGCGTCCTTCTAGGACTTTCTCTTACTCTTGTTCTTTCTCGTTCGCTTCGCCTTTGACTTCTTCGCCTTTGTATCCTTCTTTACATAGCCGAAGACACCCTTTTTTGTGAAGTATCCAGCCTTTTCAAGGCGCTTCTCCTTTTTTGCTGCTACACTTTTTTTACGCGAGACAATTTCACCATGTTTATTTTGAAGTAAATCGGACTTTGTTAAACCACCCGTTGTCTTTTTAGCATTTCCGTGAAAAACCTCTGCTCTAGAACCAAAAGTTTTCATATATATTAATAAAAGAAATTTAATTAGCATAACTTAGGATATTATTTCCTTTAAAAGATGTCCCTAATACATCCACGGTGATGTATCCAAAATTGGAAAAAACACTCACTAAAATTTGATTCTCAAAAAAGGAATACGTATTGCCATCTCTTCCGACTGCCGTCCGAGACACAGTACCTTGATAGATGATACTGTCCTTTTTTCCATTATTTAAAAGCGCGATATAATTATTGACGCATCTAAAAATATACATACCCGTTTTTAAGGTGTATTTAGTATTATCTGATGCAGTATTATTTTGTAGAGGCGCATTAATAACATTTGTCAAAGAAATGATATTGTAAAAATTCGCTACATCTGTAAAAATGGTGCTAAAAAGTGAAAAGCTTATTACCGTTTCTAATGCACGTTTTAACTCAATCTTTGTGTAAGTATCCTTATAAACAAGTGATTCGGTAAAGGTTGTATTTGAAGTTAGAACGGGTGTAATGGTTGGAATGGATAAAGGGTCGGGATAAGACAGAGAGTTATCATAGATAGAGTTGTAAATAAATATACCCGACGCTCCCGTATATCCTTGATAGGTCGAATAAAGAGACATTTGTCCAAAATTTCCATAAACCGTAATACTAACGGTACCCCAATAAAAGGTATAAACATTATTATCGGGACCGAGACCTAAGGTAGTACTGGACTCCTTTAAACTTTTGAGCGAGACAAGATTTTCCTTTCCTTTGTTTATTAGGGTAATGGGGTATTTTTGGGGTATATTAAAAATGGTATACACCCCATTATAAAGTCCATATCTTCTGTATTTATCGTAGATAAGGTCATTATTAAAAGATAAATAACTATCTATACCATCCTCTATAATATTTAAATTAGATTGACATGCAATACCATTTATGGTAAAAGGAGGACTACTTACTGTTTTAAACACGGGGTATTTTGAACCAAACGAATCACCTGTTTCTTTGAAATTGATAAAACTGAATGCATCCATATAACCGTAATACAGACAGTAAAAACTAAAGGAATAGGGGAAAGGTTTATAGACTGTCATTGCCACCTCTCCGTAATAAAAGTTCTGAGACATATCTGGAATATTTCCAGGTGCTAATTTCAGACCCCTTACCATATCTACAGTTTTTGTCTCGGGTAAACCCACAAAACTGATATAGTCTTCATATCCACGATTTAAAAGCGCGACTGCATAAATTTTTGGTACATATAAATAATACGTTCCGTAACTAACATTATACTTATATTGATTCTTATAAAATTGCACCCTTTTATCGGTAGGGTCGACCATTAAGTATTTTGGACCATTTACTTCATGAACGGCTAAGATTGAATCTCTTAATAGATTTTTATAAAGATTCTCATTTACAACAACACTTGATTTATTTCCGACATTTACGTAAATACTACTTAAGGTATAACCCCAAATTTTATAGGCTTCTGGTTTAATGGAAAGATATTTGTCATTTAACGGGTCTTTTACTCGTTCTTCATCATTGAAAACATACAAGGAATAGGTATTAATATTTTTTTCTATATTAACCGTGAGAGTTGCACCAGGAAATCCAGGTGTCCCGCTATAGACAAACCTATTATGAGATATACCATCTTTTTTATATGAAAGCGCGAATTTTGTACCTTTATTTGTGGGGTCTGATAAATCAAAGACATAGTAATAAGTCGGTTGAAATTCAAAAATGTCAATTATGTTCTTTATAATAAAGTAGCTTACATTAGATAAAACACGCGTCACGACATAAAATATATACCCCGAATCGATAAATGTCTCGACCTCTACAACGGGTTCAACGATGGTAATCTCAAAGACAAGATTGTATAAAAATGTATTTCCCCTTAACATATCAATAATAGTAGTGAGCATAAGGTTCATAGCATCCCTTACACTTTGAGTGACATTTTCTATATCGTCGAAATATTTTTTATAAAGTTTATATTTGTATTTTATAAGAAGCTCTTTATTATCATAATAATTTAAACTCAAGATTGTTCTGTAAATGCTTTGTATTCTACTATTTTTATATATAATTTTGGCATTTGTTTTTAGTTTCAATGCCTGAGCCTGTAACATTTTTGTAGACATGTTATTGCTTGCAAAAGTATAATTTCCCTTCTCACATATTTTTTTATTACACGGATTCATTAATTATAAAATTGATTTATAATTAATTTGATATATTTTACTATAAAAATGTCTTCGACTTCAGCCTCCGCTTCTCTTGAATTGCAGTACCAGAAAAAGACCGACAAGGAGCATATCTTGGACACACCCGATACCTATATCGGGTCCATTGAGAATGTGACAGGTCCGATGTATATTATGAAAGAGGATAAGATTGTCATGGAAGACATTGAATACAATCCAGCGCTGTTTAAGTTATTTGACGAGGGAATTGTGAATTGCCGTGACCATGTCATTCGAACGAATCAAAAAAAGTTAAAGGATGCTGCGACAGAGGTCGTGACGAGTATCCAAGTTACGATTGAAAATGATACGATTACTCTTTTAAACAATGGCGACGGGATAGATGTGGAGAAACATCCGACCTATGATATTTGGATTCCTGAGATGATTTTCGGACATTTGCGTACGTCTACGAATTACAATAAGGATGAACAAAAAACAACGGGAGGTAAAAATGGGTTTGGGTTTAAATTGGTCCTGATTTGGTCGACATGGGGTAAGATTGAAACAGTCGATGCAAAACGCGGTCTAAAGTATGTTCAAACCTTTGAAAACAACATGGATGTTTTGAATCCTCCCACGATTACCTCTTGTAATAAAAAGCCTTATACGCTGGTAAGTTTCAAACCGGATTACAAGCGACTTGGCATGTCATGCTTGACACAGTCTATGATTTCGCTTTTCCAGCGACGTGTTTATGACATTGCGGGTGTGACAAGCAAAGAGGTAAAGGTAAAGTACAATGATGTTTTAGTACCTGTAAAAGATTTCGGTCATTATGTTTCTTTGTATACGGACGCGGAAAAAGTTTCCGAGACACAGGACGGGTGGACGTATTCGGTTTGTTTGAGCGACGAGTTTAAGCACGTATCCTTTGTGAATGGTATCTTTACAAATAAGGGCGGTAAACATATCGACTATATTACGCAGCAAATTCTAAAAAAGATGGTTGCTCTTATTTTGAAGAAGCGTAAGCTCGATGTAAAGCCCTCTATTATTAAAGAGCAAATTTCCATCTTTCTAAATTGTACGATTGAAAACCCGTCGTTCGACAGTCAAACAAAGGATTATTTAACCACGCCTTCTTCCAAGTTTGGCTCGACCTGTGTGGTAAGTGACAAGTTTGTAGAGAAGCTGGCGAACATGGGTATTTTGTCAGCGTCATGTGACATGAGCGAGCTGAAAGAAAAGAAGAACTCCAAGAAGACGGATGGCAACAAGACAAAGACCTTGCGCGGAATTCCTAAGTTGGTCGATGCCAACTATGCTGGGACAAAGAACTCTGCCAAGTGTATCCTTATTTTGTGCGAGGGAGATTCGGCAAAAGCGGGTATTATCTCAGGTCTTTCACCTGAAGACAGAAATATTATTGGGGTTTATCCGATGAAGGGAAAGTTACTGAATGTGAGAGGTGAGGTACTTAAAAAAATTAATGAGAACAAAGAGATTAATGAGATTAAAAAGATAATGGGTTTGGAAACTGGTAAAGAATACGAGAATGTGAATGACCTAAGATATGGTAAGATTATGTTTATGACCGACCAGGATTTAGACGGTAGTCACATCAAAGGTCGTTGTATCAATGTGTTTGAATGTTTATGGCCGTCACTTCTCAGGATTGACGGGTTTATTGGGTTTATGAATACGCCTATTTTGAAAGCCACAAAGTTGGGTAAATCAGTATCCTTTTACAACGAGTCCGATTATGAAACGTGGAAGGAAACGAATGCTGGTTGGAAAATTAAGTATTACAAGGGTTTAGGGACAAGTACAGGTGCAGAGTTTAAAGAATATTTTAAAGATAAAAAGGTCGTGGACTTTTATGTAAAAGAAAAGGACGAAGAGTGCATGGATATGTTGTTTAACAAGAAGAAGGCTGACTTGCGAAAGGATTGGCTTTCTTTGTATAATCGCGAGCTGCGTGTAGACAATCGAGAAAAGACGCTGTCGATTAGCGACTTTGTGAATAAAGAGATGATTCATTTCTCTAAGTATGACTGCGACAGGTCGATACCCAATTTGATGGACGGTCTAAAGGTCTCTCAGCGCAAGATTCTTTATAGTGCGTTTAAAAAGAATTTGACAAGCGAAATCAAGGTGGCTCAGTTTAGTGGTTATGTCTCGGAAAATTCAGGCTATCATCATGGAGAGGCTAGCTTGAATGGTGCGATTGTAAACATGGCACAGGATTTCGTGGGTTCAAATAATATCAATCTCTTTTCTCCAAACGGTCAGTTTGGAACTCGATTGCAAGGCGGTAAAGACAGCGCGTCAGAGAGGTATATCTTTACAAAGCTGGAAAAGATTACGAGGTATATCTTTAACAAAAGCGATGACCAGATTTTAAGTTATTTACAGGACGATGGACAGCCGGTTGAACCTATCTTTTATGTACCGATTATTCCGATGATTCTTGTGAACGGGTCAAAGGGAATCGGTACGGGGTTTAGTACCGAGATTCAGTGCTTTAATCCAAAAGATTTGACACAATATATTTTAAACGTGATTGAGGAGAAGCCTGCAAAAAAAGAATTTATTCCTTACTATCGAGGGTTTCGCGGGACGATTGAACAAGAAACTGAATCGAGGTTTATTACAAAGGGTGTTTACTCTATCAAAAAAAATATTGTAGAAATTACGGAGCTTCCTGTGGGAACCTGGAATGAAGATTACCTGATTTATTTAGACAAATTGGTGGAAGAGGGTATCATTAAGGATTTCAATGACATGTCCACTGATAAAGTCGTGAACTTTAAAATCACCTTGACCAAGGAGTTTAATGAGGATGAAATTGTAAAGACTCTAAAGTTGTATTCGTATCTCTCTTTCTCCAATATGAACCTCTTTAATCATGAAGAAAAGCTGGTACATTACAATAAAATACACGAGATTTGTGATGACTTTATTGTGCAGAGGCTAAAGTATTATGGATTGCGTAAGGAATATCTTCTCGCCGTTTTAGTAAAAGAAATCGAGGTTTTAAAAAATAAATACAATTACATTCAAGAAATATTAGAAGAAACACTTGACTTGAGGAAAAAGAGTAGCGCAGACATTTGCGCGATTCTTTCGGAAAAGGGGTATTCAAAAATAGAGGAATCTTACAATTATCTTATTAAAATGTCGATGGACTCTGTTTGCGAAGAGAATGTCAAACATTTAAAGAAACAGTATACAGATAAAGAAAGCGAATACAAGGAAATCGAGCGTGTGACCATTCAGGAACTATGGAGTAAAGAGCTAAGGGATTTGGAAAAAATATTATAATATAATATATGGATTATCTTTCAATAAAGAAGATGCAAAATGATAGAATAAAAAAGTTATTGAGAAATGAACCCGCTCATTTAAAATTCATTCTTGGAAAAATGAAACGTACGAAAGGACCTCATAAAATAATTATTAAGGGACCGAAAAGAAAGCCGCGGTCAAAGACGATGTCCAAGACGAGGTCAAAGAGACCCAAGTCAATTTTTAGAGGTTCTAAAACCAGGTCCAAGATAGGAAATTCTATTTTTAAAATTTTAAAGGCATCTAAATCCAGGTCAAAGATAGGAAATTCTATTAAAATTTCAAAAGGCTCAAAAAAGCGTTCAAAGACATTCAATCCACTTTTAACTGTTTAAAAAAATCTTTTAAATTCCACACTGGTATCCTTGTGAAAATAGGTTGGCATGTCAAGAGGTACAACCAAGGTAGATGAATCCTTTTTATATTTCATATACGATTCTATTTCTCCATATATTCTTGGTGCGCAATAAGCAATGACCTTTGAATTTAATACTTCAATTTGCTTTGTAATATTATCGGGGTGATTTAAACTGTACTGTAAAAAGATAGACCTCATAATAATATAAAGCTGGTCGTAGTCTTGCGTATCAATAATATGTGTATTATCAGACAATTTATAAACAGCAGCTTTAATTCCATTTTCGATAATGGATACATTAGGAACCGAAAAATATAATACAGACAATTTAGAGTTTTGTAACGTATGTTTCAATGCATTGGAGAAGTAAGATTTTTCAACGTTTGCCACCTTTTCTTGAAGAAATAGAGGGGTACCGCTTGGAAGATTTAACAAATCTATGCGTCCATTTGTTTCCATTGAACTATATAATATTTTATTTTTTTATTATAATGGACTTTTATAAAAGCATTTTAATTCTAGCATCATTAAGTTTGATATTTATATTGGCAATTTTTGGAGTTATCTTATCAAATATGAGTAAGAAACAGGTATACCCTGCAAATGTTTCAACCTGTCCTGATTATTATAGTTTAGTTTCGGGGTCTTGCGTAACAAATGGTGTTATTTTTAACAATAAAGACTTAAATTGTCAAAAAAATGATTTTCAAAATAACATGTATAAATCTGAAGGAAAGGGTATAAATAGTGGTTTATGTGCAAAAAAGCAATGGGCTATTAAATGTGGAGTTTCTTGGGATGGTATCACAAATAATAGTAATATTTGTTATTAATTAAAGTATATCTTATATAAAAAATAATGAACGAAATGAAGGAATTAAAACGATACCTTAATTTTACAAAACCCATTTATATCTATGGTAAGTCTGGAGTGGGAAAAACGGAAATGATTAAAAAACTTGATAATGTTCAGTTTATATCCATACAAGATATTAATGAGTACGAGGATATTTTGCCTTTTATGAAACCCAGTATCATCGAGTTATTCAACAAAAGAAATACCAATAAAATTTGCGTCATTGATAACATTGACTTTTTGCATACTCACGAAAAAAAGGTATTAACAAGTTTTTTAAAACAATTTAAATTAGAAGAAAAAAGAAAGAAGACAAGAAACTTTTCTATTATTTTATGCGGCACCAATATACATGACAAAAAAATAAAAGAAATAGTAAAATTATCAAATCTTATTACGATACAAAAAGATGTAAACCTATCACATAATCAATACGAGAAAAACATTCAACATAATATCAGACAAATTATGATGAAGGAATTTAATGAAGATAATGTCATTGAAAATGAAAAGGCAACACAGGCACTATTTTTTCACGAAAATATCATTGATTGTATTAAACCCGAACATTACACTTTTTATTACAACTTTTTAGAAAACATATGTGTCGGTGACTACTTTGACCGTATAAGTTTTCAAAAACAACTGTGGATATTCAATGAAATGACATATTTTATTAAAATACTTCATAATTATTATTTGTATAAAAAAACAAAAATTACCTCTAAAAAGGTAAATGAATACAGATTTACAAAGGTATTAACCAAATACAGCAACGAATACAACAACAATACCTTTATCATTGGACTATGTAATAAATTAAATTGCTCCAAAAAGGATTTGTATTATAAATTGGTAAAAAAGGAAACGGAGGAATTAAGTCAAATTGAGATTAACCGCGCTTCTTTATATTTTCAATTAAAAGCTTAATATACTCTTTGGATTTATCTAGTTCTTGTCTCAGAGACAAACACTCCTCTGTCTTATGTTTTAGAGCATCTAATAGTTCCCGTGGGTTTATCTTAAAGGTTTTATTTTCAGAGGTTGTTATGGTAATCATTTGTGCTTCGGCTTGTTTAGAATCGTCTCTCCTTTTAATTTCAGATAACACATCTGGTTTATTTTTAATGTCTCCAGGTAAATAATCCTTTAAAAGAGCGGGTAGTTCGGTGGTATAAAAATGTTGAAGCTCCTTTGATTTTACAAAGGTCTTCACTTTTATCGCAGACTCTTTGCAGTTTGGATTTTCAGGGTCAATGAGACGTCTTTTATCAAACGTATTTTGTTCATGTGAAAAAACGAGAATGGTTTTAAGGGGGTCCAGCTGAACAAAAGGAATGGTATAATCCTTCAAAAAGAACTTTTCTTCTGCTAATTGCGCGCCATCTTCATAGCGAGTTAATTTTAACAAACTTCTTTTAAACGCAAACGTACCTGCGGTTGCATGATTTTTACCGTAAGGACCGAATTTATACATTTTATTCACTTCATTATACCATAAATAAACTTCGCTTGACCCTGCACACAAGGCATTAGACCCCGTTAATTTTTCAACCGAATGAGCTACTCGTTGTGGCGGGTAATAATCATCGTCATCAATATAAACAAGAATTGCATCATCCTCTTTAAAGGTACATTGGTCATGCATGTAATTTCTCTTTTCACCTAGCGGCATTTTTTTATCGACGGATACATACTTTACAAAAGGAATGTGCGAGACAAGGTCGCCAATTTTATCTGTCCCGTCATCTACAATAATCCACTCCATAAGCTCCTTGGGATAGGTTTGATTTAACACAGCCTCAATAAGACCTTTAAAAAAGGGTCGGCGATTAAAGGTAGGCGTGCAAATACTAACACGAGGCGGCATTATAGAAATAGAAAAGTATAATTTATATTGGTTTATTATATTATTTGGAAATTATGTATCCTGTTATAAGAATAATAAATATGGTAATAAAAAACATATAAAAACCAAGTATCATTTGTACATCTTTTAACAAAATGGCAAGCAAAAATATAACAAGTATTGGGGCGAGAGATTTTACGATTTTAATATTTCTTATAGGAAGTGCAATCATAGCCCACATAATGCTTGCAGCGGTAGACAAAGAATAAACCAGTGCCATGAAAAAAGGAAGAAGAATACCAAAAATAGACCCTAAAAAGGTGAAGATGTTTATAAAAAAGAAGAATATATTGTTTACAGATAATTCTGGCATTCTTACCAAGCGAAACATATTTAAAATAAAATCTATAACCTGCTTAGCTAAATTGTTAATATTCGTTTCAAACACAATTTTAGTTACATCATAATTCTCAGGCAAAAGTTTTAGAACATAATTAATAGATGATATAATAGAAAAAAAGGAAAGGAACATGCATTCAACCGAAGAGGTTGTCATTAAAATTCGAATTAAACTCATTATGTTGCTAATGATGCCAGTTGTACCTAATATCATAAATAATGGTATAAAGATAACAATAAACAAAGCGAAAATATTAAAGATTGTCATCAAGGCAAGGTTTGTAAATCCCCTTTCTCCTGTAAAATCTGAAAAAGTATCCGCGTTAAATTTTACTTGTTGTCCGCTACTATAATGAAAATAGGGCTGAATAAGACCTATGTTTATATTTGGAATAAAGTAATACAAGGCAAACAATAAGTCCGTAAAAATAAACATCATGAAAGTATCATTGGATATAAAATTTAATCCACCATGAAGGGCGTTTAAAGTGAATCTTGAATTAACATAGTTATTTAAGGAAAGGTACAACATCCAGTATTTCAAAATGCTGAACGCCCCACTACTTGTATTTGTGGCATGCTTACATGAGTTTTGAAAAGATGCTGAATTCCAATTAATATTGTCTTCATCTGGTGAAATCATTTTTCGATTAAATATTTTTAGTACGGGGATATCATCATCTTTCACTTTTTCTGTAAGAGATACATCCCTCTCTACGGTTTTATCACAGAAACTTGTACCCTCAGTAACTACTTCTACATTTTGTTTATATTTTTTTGTAACATAGGGAAATTTAGTTGTGTCAAAGGGATACATAAGTGAAGCATCTACCTTAACTATTATTATAACAGTAATAAGAAAGAATGACAACAAAACTAGAGTAAAAAAATCCTTAAAAAAGAAATAAAATAATTTAGATAAATTTTCAAGTGTTTTCGAAGAAGAAAAAAAGGTAGTGTTTTCCAAAAAATCTCCTTGAGCTTTCGTATTTTGAACATAAGTTTTTGCGGCATCTTCTGTCATTTTTAGACCGCCTTTAATATTATTTTGAGCAAGTTGGTCGGGTGACTCTTTAATCGTAATTGTACCGCTATTTACGTCATATTGGTCTGGTTTCCCTGTTGCCGAGCCTGTAAAACGATATTCAGTGCCATTCCTTGTTTTTGCTACAACATTTGTAGCATTTGTTCCGCTAATATTTGAATAAGCTACACCAGATGAAAAGGTAACCGTAATCTTACGAGTTGAGTTTGCTCTTATTTCAAAAGTAGAATTATTATCTTTAATGGAAAACCCTGTACTTAATTGTATACTTGTAGAGTCTGGTCCAATTAATTTATACATTACTTTTGTATCGGTATCTGGCAACGTAGGAGTCTGTCCTTCCCAATAATAATAATTTGGAACTTTTATATTTACATTATCTCCCATTTAATTATATATATTATTTTATAATGTGGATACAAATAATATTAATTCTTGTGATTGTTCTTTGTTCTTTATCCGTAAAAGAAGGATACGAGGTAGGTGATTATAGAGCAGATATGTTTGCATCAAATGAATGTCCGTGTCTTAAATGCGCGGATAAGACAAGGTTTTAACCTGCGTAAAGTTATCGTGCGTAAATTAATCCAGCCTGTCCACCAATAAATCTTAGTAAATTATATCTTTCTTCTGTAAAGTACAAGTCGTAATTATAAATATACAAAGAGCTTCCTTGTGTTGTACCAATAATCGCGCCTTCACCGTCGCAAATCGTGACAAATGCTGAATTGGGGTCAACCTCTGGCAATATGGTAGAAATGTCCAATTCAATTGATTTAAATTTACTTAAATTAATAGCGCCAGAGGGTTGTAGTTCAAAAGGGCTTGTATTCAATGTGTAATTATAACTGTAAATTCCGTCATCTGAATTACCTAAGCTATTTTCGTATTTTTCAATATAACTTAAAATACCAGACTTTAAGGAATCTTCTCTGAGTTGTCCGTCAAAGATAATGGATAAACTCAACAGTATTTCCTTTCTGTTCTTAGGTATGGAATTGTAATCTTGACAAATGTAATTATTATTATAGGTAAGTACAAATAATTTAGCATCATTAATATCTCTTGAACTTGTAAAATCAACCCCCGGTCCAATATTCTGGTTATTAATTTTGTAGTTTGCGATATTTGGTGCTTCAATCAAGTCTCCAGGCAATTTATTTAAATAATCCCAATTTGAATAATTTGACCATTCATTCCTTTTATAGACATCGTTTCTTCTAAAAAACCATAACCAGCTACTAACAAGAGCAGTTGTCTCGAGTCTAATTCGATTGTTTCCAGTAATATTGGTGTATAAATTTTCCTTGATATCCTTGATAAGATACCGCTGCTCGTTCAATGCAAAAATCTTTGATTCTTCGTCCGTTAAAAAGGCATAGGTTGTCATTAAATGTATGTCCGCGTTCCAAGTATTTGTTTTGTTTAAGTAATCTTCTGTCTGCAATTTAACAGAGGGAGGAGGCTGTAAAAATCGATACATATTATGATAATCATTCGTAAAAATAGGTTGAATGGGAACCAGCTTCTTTACATCTTTAATCGAGACATCATTTATCGTAAATAATTCTCTAATAGGTCTTAATACAATGTCAATCGTAACCTCATTGTATTGAAGCGCAACCAAAGGTAATGCCATTTTAGGAGAATTCATAAACCAGAAATGAAGCGGAACATAGATGGTTCTACCGCTTATCGAAGGTGTAGACCCGTTTGTAGCAGTTGGAATGGGGTTTGTTGTACTAGGAGGAACATAAAAACTATTGGGGTAACGATTAATACGATTGAACGCATTTTCGGGTTCATATAATTCCTTGGTGTGTCCAATCATTTTATAAAATAAATCCTTCTTTGTTTGTGTAAAGTCTCTTTCAACCATATTTTTTAGATATTCCCCACTAAATTCCTGTATTTTTTGCCCACCAATATTAAGTGTCATTTTTTTAATAATGTTAGCACCTATATGGGATATCCATCTAAATTTATAAGGTCTCCATGACTCGTCCACAAAGTTTGGCGCGATAATAGGGCTCCAAATATCAGGAAGGTCGAACACCAAATAGGCATCCATAAGTAATTCAGCGTTTCGAGTGACTTTAAAGGTTAAAACGGTATCCTCGTTAAGTTTTAGATTTTTCTGTCCTTCAAAGTCTAAACGAAATTTTTGCATTCCAAAATTAGTGTATTTAGAATAGACTGTTTTAAAAAAGGTTTTACTAGGATTTCCATTGACAATTATATTTTGATTACCATAAGAAATAATATTTAATAAACCACCTGGCATTATATGCTATAAAGATATATATATTTAAATATATTCATAATATAATTTAATGGCAGATATGAGCAGTAGGATGAAAACGCAAACTTTATCCGCTTTTAGATATGGAATGGGAATGCTAAAAAAAATAGAACCAAATCTAAGTCTTTTAAACGTTGTTATTTTTATTATTGTATCTGCGTTTTTAATCTATGTTTTTATTAACCTAAAAAAAGAGGACAATAACTGTAAAAGAATAAATAAAACACCTATGAATACAAACATTGTATCCATGGACAGCGCTGGTTACGTTTTGGATATAAGTAATACAACATTAAATAAGACCTTTATACGTACGGCTTATAACTGATGTTGCTCAGGAACATTTAAAAACGATTATGTCAGCTATTGTGCTCTAATTAATTGTGCAAAACAGGGTGTAAGAGCATTGGATTTTACGGTTTATTCATTAAATGGTAAACCGGTGATTGGGGCATCTACTCTTACAACGAATAATTATAAAGAAACCTACAATAGCTTGCCTTTTGCCGAGACAATGTCACAGGTTTATAAGTATTTTATAGCATCAGCTATGAATTGTCCTAATATAAATGACCCTCTCTTTTTGATATTTAGAGTTCAAAGCTTGCTTAAAAATACTTATGATGATATGGCAAGTGTACTTAATTCCACGTTTGGCGGTGCAAGTTTACATGGTAACATGATTTATTATATAAAAAGGGATGTTGATGCTCCCTTACAAAGCGTCCTCTTAAAAGAGCTTGTAAAAAGAGTCGTTATCATTATAGATTTATCGTCTATACAAAGGGACCTTTATGCAAAAAGTAGACTTTCTATCATGAGTGCGCTTGATGTAGGAAACGGTGAAAACATTATTTATCGAGAAAGTGACTTGACTCAGCAAGACCCTGCATCAATGAAAAATACCGAAAATCTATCCATCTTATACCCTGATTTTTCAAATACATCAAATAATTATGATTTTAGAGCTGGATTAGACCAAAGGATTAATTTCATCGGTTTATCCTTTCAAGAGGTCGATGCTTATTTAAAAGAATACAATAAGTTGTTTGCAACCAGTGCCTTTATAGATGTCAATAGCGACAAAGTTGCGAAGGTAATTAAAAGTATGCCAAAACCAACTTAATATAGGGTCCTAATATATGTATGAACTTTTAGAATCGGCTTTATTCGAAAACCAGAAAATTCAAAAGGAACGTAAAAAGAAGCTTTATACAAAGCCTGAATTATTTAAGATGGTAGAAGACTTTATGAAAAGGAAAGAGCTGATAGGGTATGGTGGTATGGCAATTAATATGTCTTTGCCGAAAGATAAAAAGTTTTACCGAGACAATGACGTACCTGATTATGACTTTTTTTCAAACAATGCCATTCCAGATATTATTGAACTTACGGACATTATTGCAAAAAAATATCCTGATATTGAAGTAAAATCTGCATTAAATGCAGGAACCTATAAAATATTTGTAAACTCTATCCCTCTTGTTGATATTACTCAAATCGAAGAAGACCTTTTTAAAAATCTAAAAAGTACTGCCATTCCTGTGAATAAAATATACTATGCACCCTATAATTATTTACGAATGAGTATGTATCAAGAATTGTCTCGACCTCTCGGAGACTTGACGCGCTGGAAAAAAGTCTATGAACGGCTTGAACTTTTAAATACAAATCACCCTCTTCTGATTCGGCGATGTAATGTAGATGACCAACATGGTAAATCACCGTATTTCAAAAGAGTATTGGCAAAACTTTCCTCCTGTGTTTTATTTGGTGACTATGCCATGTATTATTACCAGCATCTCTTTCCGAAAAAGTTTCGGACGAGTCAACAGGAATGTCTTTATGTATTGTCCGACGAAAGTATCTGGGATAAATTAAAAGGGTTTACTTACACAAAAACACAGTTCAAAAATAAGTTTTTGAATGTATACGAAGTAAAGTTCGATAAAGCCTTTTTGTATGTTTTTATAACGGATTCGTGTCAGTCTTATAATGTGATAAAGGTTAATGGAAAATCCTTGAAAATTGCTTCTTATGATACGATTCTTTCTATTTATTATGCGTTGTCTTTTATGGATATTTCAATCAATAAGTTTAAAATTTTATCTTATTGTTACTTGTTGTCTAAGATAACCGATTTCAAAGACCCTATTATGAGGCGCTTTAAAATGCCTTGTATTGGCGAGCAATCTACTTTTGAGACGCTGAGACACGAAAGAGACCTTAAATTCAAAGAGTATCGAAAAAGTGGAAAATATCGAAATCTATTTTTTAAATATAAACCAAAAAACGTAACAAAAAAAATTTAAAATAAAAATTGAATACAAAAGTATTGTAATACTTAACGATATCAAAAATGAATTATCGGGACGTAGTAAACAACATTATTAGTGATGCAAAGCTTCTCACCAAGATGACGGCTCGTCAGTCGTCTATCTTTCGCCGAAAGATTTACAGTCGTATCCATGATGCGACCGAGACAGAGGAGGTACATAAGCAAATTCCCTATCCGAATAAGAAACGTAAGATTATTGACAAAGACAACAACATTGGTTCTTTGTTAATAATGTATAAAGGTTTAATGGAACGATATAATGCTTTTACAAATAAGTCCAAGGTACTTTTGAAGAAGAATTACGAGTTGGAAAAGGCTCTATACGATGCGAATAATTCCCTCTACTACAAAATAATTGAAAAAATATGTTATCAGTTAATGCTTATTTCGGTTATTGTCATGTTTATACGGATGGATGTTCAGACCTTTATTTCGTACAAGTGTATTTATGAAAAATACCGAAAGTTATTTATTGAATTTATCGTACTCTTCTTCGTGTATCTTCTGGAAACCTATCTTCTTCCTCTCTTCAATCTTCTTGTTCAAGGATATGTATTCCTTCATGAAAACTATCTTTCCCCATTAGTCAATTATCTGTTGGATTGGTTTATTAACGTGTTTGGTGCATAAATATATTTTTTATAACAATATAAAAAAATTATTATCATATATAATAATGAACACTCCTCAATATCGCCAACAATATATGAATAATTTGAAAATGGAGATATCAAATAATAATAGAAATTTAAATGCAAACAGGGGTCAACCAGCCGTTTGTCAATTTTTACATAATACAAATCAGTCTGGAGCATACAACCCTTATATTACAAATATTCAACCAGTTACAATTAAACCAGTTAGTAGTATTCAACCAATGAATCTTCAAGCAAAAGGTACAAAATTTAATGGATTTAAATAAATATACAGAATAATTCATTTTTAATAAGTTTTATTTAAATTACTTATTCAAAATGCCAGATTAAATGAAGACAAATCAATCAATGACACTGTAATAAGTAAGGCAAGACCGTAAAGTAAGGAATAGAATAGTAGACCGACCTTTGATATACCTCCGCCTGTAATACGTATAAAATCTCCGAAGATGACCACTAAAATCGAGACAAGGTAATTTTTTACTTTAAGGTCACTAAAGATAACAAAAAAAAGAATCGCTAAAATAATAATCTTATGTTTTTCCTTTAATTCATAGCCCGAGTTTGAGCCATGTTTAGACTGGTTTTGGGCTTGTCTCGGCCTCGGGTCTTCAAATCGTACCTTTTTTGTTTCTGGAATCAGTACGTTCTCATCAATCTCGCGATTGGTTCTAATCTGGTTTTCAGGCAAGTCATAAGTATTTGGAGCGTTTGTATCTATGGGTAGGTCATTGATGTTGGTTGTGTTTTCCATATAAAAAACACAACTATTCTAAATATAGAATTATACCTCAATTGTTTTTTTATTGGGATTACACGTTTCCATTTTTTCTTCTGGTTTATAGCATTTGTCGTTGTACTTTATAATCTTTTTTTCGCTAAAATCAGGAGCTTTATATACGAGGCAGCTTCGCGAAGTGCAACTCATTCTAAACAACGTAGACAGACCAAGACCTAAGATGATAGACATAATGATGACGCCTGACCGACTTGATATGAATTTTTTTATATTAAACATTATATTAGTAGTTTATTTTAATGATTTATTTTTGCATTTTAATCTGGTGATATTCATTGACATCTGTTGGACAAGAGACCTCGTTTAAATCATAGGTAAAACAGGAGTCTGTTTTGTCCTTGTACTGATATTCATCTTTATTATCAGGAGTCGGATAAAGAATAATTACCTGTTTGTGCTCATCTGAAATGTATATATAAAACAGTCCAATCGCTAAACTTATTATAAAATACTTAATATCAATGTATTTTCCCATTACATTGATATTATATTTTAATATCTACAGGAGGTTCATAGTTTATGAACGAACGGAAAATGACGATTCCTTCTTCAATGGTTGGAATAATGTTGATGTTTTTTTCCAATAATTTTTCACCCAATTCTCTTATTTTTAAATAACTTTCTTTTTTGTCTGCTATATCCATAAACTTATATATGGCAACGTTTTCATTGATTTCGGTTAATAATTTGTAATGGTCTGCCTTCTTTTTGGCTTCGCGCTCAGTTTTAACTTTTACTAGATTTTCATATTGCCTTTTTAGTTTATCAAGGTCTGCTTTATAGGTGTCATATTCTTCCATGTCGTCTTGTAAATCATAAAAGATATCGTAATAAAGGTCAATGCGTTTTTTTTCTAAATTTATAATTTTTTCTTTTAGTTCATTTAAATATTCGTTTTCATTTCTATATCTAACCCTATCCTTTTCAACAGGTTTTAAGGATTGTTCATCCCTTATCGATTTTACCGTTTCAGAATCACCTTTTGTAATAGCCTTTTTTAGCGTTCTTTTATATTTATCCTCCTGAATCTTTTTTTCTCTATAATAGGAATCCATATATTAACCTGGTATATTTGTATATACTTCTTGCTTCATTTTTTGATAGGTATGTAATTTAGACATGATATATTCTTTTTTCTTTCGTTCTCTTTCTCTTTTTGCACGGGGGTCCTGTTTCTCTTTGTAAAAAAGCCACCCCAAGAATAGAACAAGTAAACAAAAAAGGGTAAATAGGGTAAGATTAAATAAAAAACTGTTTTCAAGAAATTTGTTGTATCGACTTGTTTTTAATTCAGAGTTTAAAATGTACTTAATAGAAGGTTCTACTAAAGTCGGTTTCATTTATATTATAAAGAGTAATATTCTAAAAAATATAACTGTATAATACATTATGTCAGATTTAAGTAGTTTAGCAAATACATCAGTTGTAAATTATGTATCTTTCTGTCTGATTTTTTTTGTTCTTAAATTCAAATACTTTGCCTATGACAAATTCATGTGGATTATCGCATTTTTTGTTGCGGCATGTATGTTGCAATTTGTCAATAACTTATATTTGAGTTCGCTGCCCACGTTTTGCGGAGGCGTTCAAGTGAATATTTCTTTATATGCAACCTTAATGCCGTGGATTATTATCTTTGGGTCTTTTTCGTTATGTCTTATTGTTTTCCCAGGATGGTTGCGTGCATTTTCAAATACATTTGGAATAAAAGCTGCTCAAATGTTTGGTATTGATGATGCCATTAATAAATTATTTAACTCGGCGGATAAAGAGAGGCTTGCATCGGATGCAACAGCTCGCGGTAATATTGATTTATTAAAAGCAATTGACTCTGTTTATACTGGAAAGCTTCTTTTTATCAATGAATTAACCTATGATGATGTCGTAATTAAAAACAAGGAAAAGCCTGATGGAACTCCTGATTTGGATGAAAAGGGTAAACCTCAAATAAGTGTATCATGGACTTCTCTTGATAGTTTAACCCCTGCAGGTCTTAATAAAGAGAAATTAGATGATAAAGATAAGAAAAATTTATATGATAAGATTCTTCTAAAGGATACGGTGGGTCATTTTATTTGGTATGTTCTTGTGGGTTCATTGACAGTACTCGTAAGCACAAATACATTGTTAACTAGTGGATGTGATACTAAAACCGGAGACTATAATACGATATTTAATAGTTAAGCATTTACAAAGATGCAATTGTATTTCACGTGCAGAAAATACAAGACAATAAAATAGGAAAGGATTGCCAATAAGATACTAACCAACCATAAAGGCAATATGGTTGTATTTTTATAACCTACACCAAATTGTCTCAGATAGTCATATTGATTATTGTATATAATGGATGGTCTAAACATCACAACCAATGAATATAATAAAATAAATACAAACATAATCATAACAAGACGACTAATGTCCATTTAAATATAGTGAATACTTTTATTTTTTTAACTTAATAATATTCATCGCCATCACACCCCTCCATGTTTTCGCCATCGTCTAAACCATAGGTACCGTAATTGTCTTCATCTACCAAGTCCATTCCCTCGCGAATCTTCTTGGCTTCTTCAAATACTTCGTTGTAAAGCGACTTATCGTATTTAAAGATGCTTTTTGATAAACCCGTATTCCACTCCCCTAATTTAAGTTCCTTTAGCGTGTTTTGTGCCTTTCGCGCTTCCTTTGTCAAGTTTTTCAGTGCATCCGTCTTTATTTGTGTCTCAGATTTTTTTGCCATGTCCGTAATGTATTCTATTTTTTGATTATCAAAGTTAAGGGCGGTCGAGTCTTCGTTTGTAAAGAGAGCGATGACAATCTTCACATATTCATTCATTTTAGTTGACTTTAAAGAAAGATAATCATGAAAAATGGAGACAAAAATGAAATAATAAAGGTCGTTCCTCATCTTTTGGTCTTTAATAGGTAAGGTTATCCAACGTTTATAATCATCAAAGTCCATCTTCTCTAAATTAAAAATAAGGTCTTCGTTGCTATGAAAGGTCTCAATGGTACGGTAATAATTTGAGATGTTTTGTTTTATCTCCATGATATGTTTTTTATCCAAATCCCAATGTACAGGAACCTTATAGTTCATTTTGTTGCTTTTAATCTTTTGCGGAAAGATGTACAAAAGAGACCGAATCTTGTTTAAAAGAATATGATTCATAAAATTCATGTGTTCAAGGTTTTCAGGCAAAAACTCGTTGTTCTTTTTATTTCTAAACAGCGTGTTAAAGCGTAAACAGGCTTCGGTTCTTTTCTTATCTACCTTGGGTATTTGACTTAACATACTTATAATATTTTTCTCCGTTTCCTCTCCACAAAAATTGTACAGTTCTTTTGATTTATTACCTTTAATCATGTCATCTATTTTGTTTTTTACAGGAACTTGTTTTACCTTTTCCTTTTCTATCAACACGCGTTTTGTTATCGTCGAAATATCCTTTATAATTTCAATAAAAACCTCTTCTGGTACAGGCTTAAAAAGTTTAATCTTTGCTATCTTTTCAGAGATTTTATCCTTTTTGTTGTAATCAGGGGGTCTTAAAATCCCGTATTTTTTAAGTTTCTCGGGAAAGGGCTGCTCCGTGTCAAACATAAACCATCGAATGATTCCGAGATAGATGACGGACTCCTCGTACGAAGCCGAGACATTTCTATGCATCATTTTGGTGGGTACAGCGCAATACATGTGATTAAGTTTTTGAATCGATTCCCTTTTCTCCATTTTTTGTTTCATATCAAGTATTTCGAAGATTTCATCGAGTTTTGCATTCTCGACCATGTAGCCGAATACATCATTGTTCTTTTGACAGCATGTATTAATTAAATAGGGTTGTTTAAGACTGTTGGTTAAAATGGCTGTTTGTTTTGAAATATGTGCGTTTATTTTGTGTTGAATCATAAAAGACAAGGTCATTATCTTTTCAAAAGGATGTTCAGAGATAATTGATATGGGTGTTATGGAAGTTAATCGCGGATAGAATAAAGACCATGTATAGTCCTCTTTATTTTCATGAATGACCGCCTTTTCTTCGCGCTTTTTTAATAGTTTATCATTGATTTCTTTGATAGGCAATACAAATATCTTAATGTAGTTTGCCAGTGTCTCGACCATCGTCTCAACCTTTGTACCTTTTACGCTTTCCCAAGGCTCTGTTCTACGAGAGATTTCTTTTACAATGCAACACATGTACTTAATACCTTTATAGGTCTTGTCATCTTGAACCAGAGGATACCCATCGAATGATTTCACGCAATTTGGAAAGGGTTTCGAAAACTTAACATCACCTGTTAAGGTCTGTATAAAGATAAAACAGTGCGCCATAATCGAATAGACCATGATGCTGTTTTCGTTTTTATTTTTTGTGGTACTTAACGTAAGAACAAAGGATTTCATCACAAATTCAAATAGTTCATCTGTATACTTTTTCTCTATTAAAATTCCGCTATACGAGAGAAGCGTGTTAATTGCATTCTTTACCATTTTATCTTTTGGATTTTCCTCTACAAACTCCTCCTCCTTTTCAATCACTTCATGAAATACATCTTTGTATCCTTCTGCCGTGTAATCCTCTTCATCGTCGAAATTAATGGCTTTAATAGGATAACCGCTGTACTTGTCTACATAGTAATCGAAATTGTCACTTAACTCGCCCTGACGGTCGCAAATCATTTGCAGAGTCTCAGGATAAGTATTTGTCTTTAAAAAGGCGTCCGATAGTTCTAAAAGAAAGGTTGGAAGTAATTTAACACTTGTCTCGATGCAATAAAACCAATGAGGGTCCTCGCCTGTCTTGGTATAATTTTTTATAAAGAGTTGTAGCGCTTTATACTTATTGGTTAAATTGGTCTCTTTTAAAATCTTTCCTCTAAGTTCTAAATAAGGTGATATATCCTGAGGTATCGAGTCTTTCTGTAGTTCCAAGGTTCTATAATTATATTTTTCAGTGTGATATTTCATTTCATGTTTTAAATGAATCAACTGAAGTGACCTCAGTCGTTTTAAATTAGATTCGTCATCCACCTTTACTTTTTTTAGCGTTTGTTCTCTCAGCTTGTCTGTCTCGAAATTACGTATCATTTCATTTATACGTTCTTTGAATCCTTGGTCCTTGTTTGTCTCTTGACAGTCGCCTTTGATACGTACCAAGTTTTTGTTGAGACAAGTATCCGCGTTATCAATCGAGTCCCAGCTTTTACCGTTCCAAATGTATGACTTCTTGGTTTCAACGACTTCAGCACGCTGATTTTTCATAATCTGGTATCGTACAATAAACTCTTTCACAAATTGAACGTCATTTTTGTCAAATTGTTTTTTTATTTCGTCGATATTATGAATGCATACCTTTTTAAGTTTTATAATCACATCATCCAGAGTAAATAAAGAATTACGTTTCACCAGTTCTCTGTGTAGAAGCTCTCCTGCACTAATGATTCCCTTTTCCCAAGGTATATCTTGAAGAACAATTCGTCCAGTATCATCCTTTCGTTGCTGCTCTGTTTCGTATATCTTGTAAACCTGTTCCTTTTGCGGCTTTTCAAATTCATTTTTAATGGACTGTATCATTTGTTCGATATCCGAGTCTAACACGGTAAGGTTTTGCTGAGTCGTTTGCAAGACAAAATAATGATAACAATCCACTAATCCTGATTTAAAAATCTCGCTAATCGAATAAAAATAATCATTCTTTAAAGGTTGGTAATCTTTTAACAACTCGCCAGCAATCGTCATATCTTTTATCACGGGTTTCTGTTTCCTTTCGCGCGTATTTGCCTTGCGATTTTCACTCTGTAATCGGTAAAAATCATTTATGTTCTTTTTAAGTATTGGAAAAAGTAAATCATAGGTTGATTTATTTAATTTATCTATTTTTAAGGTTTCCATCTCTTTTAACACGTGCGAGAAATTCAAAAAGTCTGTATTCAAAAAACATGTTACAAATTCTTCAAACGTGGGCAACAAACGTTCCACGTATTCTTGATAGGTATCACAGTCGTTTTTATACCACGTTATTTCTTTAAATAACTCACAGGATGCCTTGTACATCTCGTCCACGATTTTTACATTTATTTCATTTTCGCTAATGTCTCGAAACATCATTTCAAAATAAGGACGTCTGGACAGGTTTGATTTTAGTAAAATGTTTGAATTGTTTTGGTCTCGGCGTAAATATTGTAGATATGCTTTGGATTGTACAACAACGGAGTTCGAGACAAACGGTTCATGAATGGGTATTTTAATCAGGTCGTTCAGAAGATAGACCTCGTTTCTGTTTTTATTAAGAAATTCGCTTTTATCGTGATTTGTCTCGACCACAAGAGAGTTAAAAGGTTTCAACAACATCTTTTGATAATCTGTAAAAGGTATATTTTTAAATTGGGGGTCTTCAAAAGTGTTTTCCTTTATGTCAGAGGTTGCGTAGTAGATGGACTTTCGGTTTTCTTCTGTTGATATCTCCTTTGTATTCATATTATAGACGGTAGTTTTGGGTGCATCATAGAGGTCAATTACTTTCATTTTGACCTTGTCCGATACCGGTGTAAAAAGGGGATTTGTGTTCTTTATAAAAGATTCAAGGTATTGGCTTTGAGGCAATCGTAGTACCTTTATTCCTTCGTCAAAAGAAGTATAGGCTGTTTTTAGCTCCTTGTATCGTTGGATGATATTATACATTTTTTTCATTAAATAGACACTTCGTTTTCCTTCTTCTACGTTAATTAATAAATGCTCTAATAAATCAATCTTTTGTTGGTCTAGAGTAAAAAACATCGTTTCTTGTCCTTCTTCTACCTCGATGGAACCCAGCATCTCCTCCTCGATAATCTCGTCTGGCTCCAAAGGTTCGGGTTCCTCGATTTCTTTTGTCTCGACGTCTCCTTCTCCTTCTCCTTCAGGGGTTTCGCCTTCCACTTTACTTTCTGATTCTGCCTCAGAGTCAGATTCCTCTTTTGACTCTTGTTTGAGAATTTCTTTCACGCTTATCACATTTTCAGGCAAACCATATTCAATGGGAATGTAATAGACACCGTTTTGGGTTTCAATATGCAAGTGTTTATCTATTTTTATAATCTGTCCTTGTACAACATCCTTCTTTTTTGATTTAAAAGTTACCTCTACCCATTGACCTTCTGATAAATGGTTTTGTTTTGCATATCCTTTTTCATCTGGTACATAGACAACATTAATCTCTTTTACTTTGTCTAATTCAACGGTTATTTCTGTTCCATTTGTTTTTAATAGGATTAATTTATCGGAAGCAATATGTTTTACAAAAAAAAGTTCATTATCGTCATGTTCTGTGGAAACAATTTTAATTATATTACCATATTCTATCATTTAAATATAGATTTTATTTTATTTATTTACAAAATTACCAGAAATC